TGGTTTGCTGTTAGTGATTTTATAAATTAATTCATCTCAGGTGGCCCTTCAGTTCCACTCTGATTGCACTCGGTCCCCTTAATCAGTGGGAGGACCGAGTATGCAACTGAAGGATTACAGTGCTCCCTTTGAAGCAATCGCATGACACGATTCTTGCTCCATCTGCAGTCCTACTTCCGATAGATACTCTTCAATCTTTTCGTCGTCACCGTTGTTCTGACGATCAGTTAGAAGTCTTGTATCTCGAGCTGATAGGTATCGGTATGAAAGTTTTTCCATATCGACGACCGTACAGTAGTTTCCGTAGACACTTCCCTTGAGCAAGTCGTGCTTGATCAGGTAAAGCGTACCGTGCGGAGACTCGTATGTGTAGATTTTCATTCCATACGTCTCGGTCTTTGGCATGAGTTGCAGCTTGTTCTTAGCCCAGACACTGATCAGTGAGATGAATGCTGCGCCGCAGAATGCGTACTTCTCTGTGTTCCCGTTGAGCATTGCTGTCTCGAGGAACGCTTCGAACTCATCCTCAGTATCTACGTTTGCCGTAGCGTATGTAGAGATTGTGTTGATGATTCCCATTGATGTTCGCAGTGGGTGTGTTCCGGTGGTGTCCTTACTCTTCTCTCCGAAGAAGAAGGCTCGCTCGATGTCCACCATGTGTTCGATTCCTGCTTTTCGTCGTTGGTAGTCCAGATCATTCTCTTTAATGAATGTCGTGGTGTTCTTTGATGTTTCAGTCACTCCGAACGGCTTTCGGAAGATTTGACAGTAACCTACCTTCTCGACTGCGATTGTACTCTTCAGTGCTCGTAGACCCGCGCCTTCTTGGTTCGCGTTTCCGACGATCCAGACCGCAAGGCCAGAGAGGTCGACGGTCCCGGTAGCTCCACCCAATTCATTCGTCACTGTGACGGCGTCGGTTGAGACTGCTGTCACTCGGAATGTGTATTTCGCTCCAGGAAAGTGGAGGATGTCACCGGCTTGGAGGTTCACTCCTTGCCCTGCGACTACACTGAATGTTGGTGCAGATGCGACGTTCTTCCCAGTCTGCGAAGCGGCTACAGTTAGTTCTCGAGTACCGAAGGTATCCTCGAACCACTTGAACTCTGGGTCAGATGTTTCTGATTTCTTCAGAGCTTTTCCTTTCTTCGATACTGGGTCCTTCCCGGCATTGGTTAGAATTCCAAGGAGAGGATATCGATCTACGTTGAGCAATGACACTACGTCAGCTACGTCGTATTTACGACCGGCTACGCTACCTGTATCTCGTGTTGGCATGTTTTAGTTTGCTTAACATTTATAATTGTTCTGCACCATTTTAGATTTTCCTTCTGGTTATCCGCGCGGGCCTTCCGGGTCTGGGTCGGTTTGCGTTCCACCCATATCTACATTTATTCTAACACGTCAAGAGGGCCTATAGTCCGAGTCCCTTCAAACCTCCTGGGGATTTCCCTCTGCCAAGGATGCCTGCTCTTACGTCATCATCCTCTGTGGTTTCTGGTTTGACTCCTGGACCGTCAGTGGTTTCGACTGCAGTCCTTGATTTCTTTTTCGGCTTGGCTGGATCTGCGGCCGGTGCTGCTGGTTTGATTCCCATGGCCTTGTCTGCTTTCGCGCAGGCTTGTTTCAATGTCAGCTGCTCCCCTCTGGTGTTAGATGCTTCGATCATATCCAGGACGATGTTCTTGTAATCATCGTTGGTCTTGAGGTGAGGGTGTGCCTTTGTCACATCCCTAATTTCCTTTCGGACGTTCTCCCTGGTTGATGTGCTTCGGGTGATTGTTTCTGAGGCAATCTTTGAGGCACGTTCGTTGATGGTCTTGTTGATGTGCTGGAGGAACTGCTTGGGTGACATTTTCTTGAGCTCTTCATCTGTGAGTCCAAGGTCGTCTTCCACTTCGTTCTCCTTCGCTGCATCCTTGCTTGGTGCTTTTCCTCCCATGAGTTTCTGAGCAATCTCCAAGGCTTTGGTGTTCACATGAGACTCGAGGTTGGTATAGGCTTCGGCGATGTCTGCAGCTGACTTCCCTTTAAACTTCTCCGGGATCCGGCTGTCTGGTTCTTCTTCATCGTCGGCTCCTTCCTCTCCCTCTTCGTCTTCGGTCGCAGCAGCAGCGTCCTCGTCTTCTTCCTCCGGCGCTTCTTCGTCGAGGGCTTCTTCGAGTTCGTCGTACTCTGGATTGTCGATTGTTGGCATGTTGGTTGTGTTGCTTATGGCTTGTTAAGTTGGGTGCGCATGCTGTTGAGGTACTCGGTGTCTATATCTTTCGAGCCTGGTCGCATTCCTCGCATCGGCATGGACTGGGTGCTTGTACCCATCCCTTGCTGACGCATGTACTCAGGTACCCCACCTGGGGTTGCTCGGTTGATGAGAGCTTCATTCCGGGCACGTTCAGCAGCTTGCATTTCCTCCATGGCTGTCCCATCGAGGCCGCGCTTCATATTGGATGCGGTGCCCTTTACGAGCTCGACCAATCTGTTGATGAAGTTTTCCATGGTGCTATTGGTTTAGGGCCTGGTCCATCTCTTCACTCATCTCGTCGATGATTTCCTGAGTGCGACTGAGGCCGTCGATTAACTTCTGCTTCTCTACGAACTCTGCTCCGATCAGTTCCAGGGTCTTGCCTTCAAGTCGGATGTCTCGTAGCTCTTCTACAGTGGATGCAATCTCCTTGTCTATTCTTGACTTGAGGTATGCCCATCCTTCCATCTTGACGAGGTCCTGGACCGCTCGTCCCTGGGTGATGACTTGCTGACGTTCCATACATTAAACCACCTCTTCCCCGAGGTCCATCGCTCCTTCGTTTCCTCCGAGTCCAGGGAAGCCACCGCCTTCTGCTTCTGCATCTCCTGTCTTCATTCCTTCGAGCTTGGCGATGACGGCATCGATTGATTCGTCGGTCCCCATCTCGTAGGCTTCACCACCTTCTGCGAAGCATTCAGCTACTGCATTGCTGATCATGACCTCGGGTGACTCTTCCTCCACCTCTACTTCCATCTCTTCGTCCATTACTTCCTCTTCCATTTCTTCTGGTTCCATGATGTTATTTCAGGTTAGTTGTTTGAGTAATTCGACCTTACCGCATGTTGAACGGTAGCGCCCAGTTGTTGAGGATGGCTGACACTGCGATCTCGACGTTGTCAGCTGCTCCGGTTTCCGTTGGTTGTAGGACCGCACGGATGTATCGTTTGGTTCGTTTCACCTGCGTGGTGAAGGTTGCATCTCCAGCCAGGACGCTGATGGCTGTTCCTCCGTAGGCCACTGTGGGGTTTCCGAAGGCTGAGTCGTCGTCTTCTTCGATTGTTAACGTCAGAGCTGTTACGTTGGCACCTACGGCTCCAAGCTGTGCAATGACGAGGGCTGCTTCGTAGTAGCCACCTTGCTGCATGTCTACTGCTGCACTTTCGAGTGCTGCGTTTCCGTTGCCTTCATGATCCGTTAGTGGAATCACTTCGACAACAGCGATGGTGTTATTCATTTGTACTCCCATGATGATTGAGGTTATCGTCTTCCTTGTAATAATTTGCCGAGGAATCCTGCGATCCCTCCACCACCAGCTGGCGGTGCCGTGAGCTGGTTGGTCGCTCCCGGGAGAGCCGTTTGTTCCAGCGGCAGGATGTCTTCTGGTTGTGGTAGGTCACTTCGGAAGTCTCCTCCTACCGGTGCGTTGACCATCCCTCCTGGTGGTCCAGGTGGGACTGCCTGGGCTCCCGGTCCGCCGGGCATTGGCATCGCTGCTGCTGCCGGTGGTTGAGCTGGCTCTGGCTTGGGCTCCTTCGATTCTTTCTTCATCTCCGGTGCCAGGACGTCGGCGAACTCTTCGTAGCCAAACTTTTCTACGATCAGTCTCTGGAGTACGTTCTTCTTTTTCTTCCAGACCTGAACCGCTTCCTCGTCGGCTGTCTCTCCTTCCGGCTTGTCTTCTACGACAAAGAGTTTGTACATCTCCAGGACCTCCTTGCTCTCTTGCTCCGGGCTCTTCTCTCGCTTGGGTTTGATACTCACTCTGGCGTCTACGATCACTTGCTTGTCTGCGAGGGTGAACTCATCGAAGCGGAAGTCTTCACCGAGGATTCGCATGGCCATGTCTTCTTCGAGGAACTCCTGGTTCATCTCGATCATGCTGTTCACGATTTCTGTGACACCTATCTCGAGCTGTCGGACCATGAGACTGAATCGGATGTTGGTCTGCATCAGAAGGAGTTCTACCTTCGAGCTTGGTTCTGATCCTGACTGTGGGATCCCCTGGGTGTATTCACTTAGGGCCAGCGATGTCGATACTTCTTTCCGGAGGATGGCGTCCTTCTCTACCCACATCCGGCTAATCTCTGGTGGTCGCTCGATCACTACGTCGTCTGCGTTCCCCAGGTACCAGATGGCTCCTGGGCTGTGCTTGAGGTCGCTATCCTTGTAGCCCTTCCCCTTCTTTACTTTGCGGATTGGGTCCAGGGAGAACACGATGTCATCCATGGCCTGGTTCCTACTGTCTGCTATCTCGTTGATCGTTGTCTCGACCGGTTCGAGGATTGGCATTGCGTGGTACTCGTGCGGCAGTGTGATGTTTGGTAGGTCGATGAAGACTCGGCCGCCGTTGATCTTTGCGTATGGGTTGTCTTCGTCTCGGACCAGGTGCTGCTGATTCATGATCACAGTGAGCTTCCCAGTGACGTGGTCCCAGCATTCCCAGATTTCTACTCCGCGTTCTCCGGTCTCCTTGTCGTTGGTCTCGGGGTCACTCTCGTTGGTTGTGGATCCCTTCCCCTGGTTGCTGTCGATCTGACCCATCTTTTTTGTATTGATACGGTACCGCTGCAGTCGTGGGTCGTCTGCCTTGGGTTGCTCGTCTTCGATGGTCTTCCATTTCTCATGCTTGATCAGTGGCGTTGGCTCTCCGTCTTCTCCCGGGATGTTGATCAGGTAGAGAGGGTTGTCTTCGCGCTCGAGCTCGTTCTTCTCGATGATTGCCTTGCTCTTGAACGACTGCTTGATTTCCCACCGTGAGTCCTTGAGTCGCTTCCCTGCCTTGGGGTCCGGGTAGAAGAGGAACTCATCTACTACTGATACGTCCGGGAGCTTTCCGGTCCACATGATTTGGAGGGTTCCGTTCCCTGACTTGAGTGCGGTGTCGATCCAGTCAATTTTCTTGTCATCGAACTGCATCTCCTGGAAGTTGAACTCGACCAGGTTGTCCCACTTCTCCAGGACTGAGTTGCCGATGTCTTCTGCTTTGGTTGGGAAGATGTCGACATTGACTTCGGCCGCTGCGAGTCTCGGCTTGATGGTCTCGATGATTTCGAATCCTATCGGTGGCATGAGACTGGTTCCGTATGCGTAGTTGACTGCTTCTCGGTACGATCGGTAGAGCTTATACATGCGAAGGGACCGCTCTATGAACGGTCGTCTGTACGCTTCTGCTTGTGTGAATCTCTTTTTCCACAGGGTCACCATTGACTCTTCATGTTCCTTGAAGGTTTCTTCTGCACTTTTTTCCTGGCTTAAGTCCTCCGCGTCCGGGAGCGGAGTCGAGGGTCGAGTCTCGATTTCAGTTTTTTCCATGTGGTAATTCTAACATGGTCAGGAGAGTCTGGCATGGTTGTCAAGTGGTTATCTGTTTATTGCGCTCGGTCCATCTGGTATCGGTTCTGGGCTACCATGAAGTTTACCCAGCCATGGAGAAGGTCGTCCTTCCCTTTGCTCACCCACTCTCGTTTCACTTGTCCGAATCTATCTGTGACGGTCTGGCTCACCGTTGTACTGATGTGCTTGATGAGCATGTCGATGGCCGGGTCGTTTGATGCGTAGAAGAATTTATAGTATCCCTGTTTGGTTTGCTGCAGCAGCATGTCGATGGCTCGGTTGCGATCGGTGAGCACTTGGTACTCCTCCTGGAACGTCTTGCCCTTGGAGGTGAAGCTCGGCTCTGCCCAGCGCATGATCTTGGCTCTCTTGGGATCCTCCTTGTACCATTGCATCCAGACTCTTCCCTCGAACTTCGCCGCGTTCTCTGCCACCTCGTTGGGTGTGTACCCGGCATCGATGACGCAGTGGGTGACTCCGTAGGCGTCCATGATTTCTGCCCACCGGTCCCACTTGCTCTTCCCTCTGACTCCATTGCTTTGGATGTACTCCTCGTCGCTTCGTAGTCGGAGGATTCCGTAGATGCCTTCCATGCTACCCATGATGCAGTAGAGTTCGTGCAGCTGGACGTCCACTCCCATGATGCTCTCGGTCTCGACGTGTTCTCTTCCGGGTAGCAGGTTCTGCAGCACGAGGCTCTTTGGTATCTGACTGCTGCTCTCCATGTATGGCAGTCCCAGCTTGTGGTTGTAGAAGTACTCCATGGTCATGTCGTTCTTCCCGGTCTCTGCTGCCAGGTATGCTTCCACCATCATCTTGGGTGTGATCCAGGGAGCGATCATCTGGGTCAGTTGGTAGCCGCTTATCTCTCGGCCGGGGAACTTCGCTTCCCATCCTCCTCGTCGTATCATCGCGCTGTTGATTTCCTTGTGGCAGTGCTTGCAGATGTAGACCATCCTAATCATGTCGATGTTTTCTGGCCAGGTCATGTGCTGCTTCTTCTTGCAGTGGCCGCATGGGAACCGCCAGTACTTCTGATCGCTGAGTTCGAACTTGTCGTTGACTCCGTAGTTGGGAATGGTTGGTGTGCTGATGTACCTCTTCTCTCGCAGTGAGTCTGCTCCTTCGAGCCGGGACTCGTAGTTCCCAATCTGTGTCATGTCTGACTTGTCTATCTCATCGTACCAGTTGCGATCGCTTGAGAGCATGAGGGCTTCTCGTTCTGAGTGGGTTCCCTTGTAGTATAAAAATGCTTTACCGAACTGCTTCTGTCCGACTGCATCCACCTCCTTCCCTGCCAGTCCTTCCTTGATGGCCGGGTTTTGTTTTATGATCTCGTTGGTCTTTGATGGCACGAACTTCTGAACGTCTGCT